TACGTATATCTCAAATAACAAGAGCTTGGGAGAAAATAGATAATGTAGGTAAGCATAACTACTTAACAAGACAAACTAATCCAAGATACAAAACAATGCTTGAACAAATGAAAGGAAATTAATGAATGGAATTTTTACTGCTATTCGATTTGTTACTTATACTCTTGGTGGTTTAGCCATCAGGAAAGGTTGGAATTGGCTCACCACTGACGTGGATCCAATCCCTTTTACAAAAGAGTTTGATGAAGAATATGCTCAAACTAAAGCTAAATACATACGATTAACTAAACTAAAGGAGGAATATGAAGCGTATAGAAAAAGTAGGCGAACAATTAGTTAAAGCCTTTACATTACCAATAAGGGTATGTGTAGGTATTTATAAATGTGTAGAAAAAGCAACTCCAGATACATTGGAGATGCCATTTGAAATTAAAAGAAAGGAGGAAAACAATGGAGACAGTAAAAGCACCAATTAACGAGAGAGTGGCTACTAAAGTGATGCCACTAACTAAATGGTTTGTAGAACAATACTTTCAAACTTATGAACTGATGTCATCAGATCCAAGATTTAAAGCGTTGCCACCATACAACCAAACATCTTGTATAGCTACTGTGATTATAGCAACTAACAATGCTTTAGATAAAAGCAGAGATGCTAGAAAATCTGCAGAAACATTGCAAGATATTAGTAAAGCAACTGAAGAAAGGAAAGCTGTAAATGAGTAGTAGTAAAACACCTATACGACAAGATGAGAAAGACTATCTTGATCATTTCATTGAAACAAAATATGACGATAGAAAAAATGTTTTGAAAACTGAAATGCAAGATGAAATAGATAAAGAAGCAGAAGATAACTTCGATGCATTTAAAGATAAATTAAAACTTAATAAAATGCACGAAGATGTCAAAACTTTATACGAAGATCATCGTAAATTTGCTAACGAAATGGATTCTATTTTACTTGAAAAAAAAGGTAAATTAGACAATGCTATCAATGTTTTAGAAGATAAACTAGAACAATGGAAAAAAGTTAGAAAATGGAAAAACGAAATGAGTAGATCTTTGCTTAAAGAACCTGATGAGTTAGATAGGCTGCTTAAAAAGTTATGTCATGAAGAAACAGAACGTGACTACTATTCAGGCCCAAGAGGTAAAGCAATACAGATGTTAGATATGTCTAAAGAGTATTGTAAAAACTTGCTTAACGCAGGTCAATCTCTGTCTACTGTATGGGGTGTACTCGATCAAGAAATGGGTAAGGAAAAGATTAATACTAATACTATTCCTAAACCAGAGTTCTTATCAATTACTAAATAATAATAAACATGGTAAATGCCCGGTACTTTGTAACTGGGCATTAACCCAATAGAAAGGTAATTATGGTAGATGAAGCATTATACTTCTTTGAAAAAGATGTAGGTAAAAAAGTTTACGAAATGGAATATGAAATAACATATGCAACTAAATGGCAAGTACTTGCTGAAGATAAAGATCAAGCATTTAAAATATGGTTAGAAAATCATAAAGTAGATATTGCAACAGAAGATGGCAAAGATGTAGTTTGTTCGTATGTTAAAGATTATACACAAATTGGCAGCACAAAAGAAATTGCTAAAATTAAACTAGATATAGATAACGATGAGGTAATTGCAGATGAATCTTAAAGAACAAACAGACTTACTCGACAAAGCAACTAATAAAGCTATCAAACAAGTAACTAAAGAACGTCAAGGTAAACGTAGAAACTTTATACTAGAGTGGTTTAGATACGTAGAATTAGTAAGCAAACAATTAACCAAATGGATGAACTAATGCATATAGATAGATATAAAATATGGTCATACTCTTACCCATATAAAAATGGTAAGAAAGCTAAAACAGATGAAATAACACAACATTTAGTTTCAGAAGATTGTATTCAAGGTAAAGATCTTATTAGATTACTTGAAACATTAGATGAAACTTGGCATGGTGATTACTGTGGTAAAGATTGTTTTGTTGAAATTACATTTAAAGATAGAAAGGATTAATAATGGATAAAATGAAAGATATGTTTGAATTACGTAATGCAGTAAGACATTTTTTAGAAGATAAATTAGAAGCAAAAGTACAAGGTGCTGGTATGAGTATAACAGAACCTTCTTCTGCAGATATATCTTTTAAAATAGATAACACTAACTATGTATTAACAATAGATGAGGTATAAATGTATAAACTTATAATATGGAAAGCTATATGGACAGATTCAGGCCCAGAAACTGGTACAGAATCATTCATTATGAACTATAAACCAACATTTCAAGAAATGTATAAACATCTAAGTACTGATATGATTGAAATAACCAAAGGATATGATAAAGATATATCAGACAGATCTTTTGATATGTATATAGATGAAGAAAGTAAACTAAAACCAGTTGTTGTTAAAAACACAAAAGCTACAAAAGCATGGTTTGATTGGCAAGAACGTACAGGTAGACAATGTTTGCCTGGTGATTTTATTGCAGGTCATGTAGCTATAATTAAAAGGATAAAAAATGACAAGTCAAGAAGCAATGAAGCTGCATGAGTTGATAGATGAGCTTAGAGTAAAACTAAAAAAGTCTTTACAAGAAATATTACAATTACGTAAAGATTTAGATTTAGAACGTGAAGAACATCAACTTACACAATTAAGATATGATAATATTAAAAATGCTATTAACAAAGAAGTTGATAGATTAAATAAAGGTAGACCAGCAGTAGAAATACCTAGTGATGAAAAAGGAGTAAAATGACAGAACTAAAAGATGAACATTTAGAAACTATTTCTATTAATAGAGGTAAAAAATATGAAATAGATAAAATGGTAGAACAGTTATCTGATGCTAAAGAATCAGTAGCTGTACTAAGTAATGCTATAGAATGTAAATTTTTACATGACAAACATTCCTTGATTTTACAAGAATGGATTGTAGAATATGAACAATTAATCGAACAGTTAGATACGCATCTAACAGAAATGAGAACACATGGATGAACGTGCATTAAAAATGGTACTTGCTGCAAAGCAATTAGAAATAGATAAACTTAAACGTAAAATAAAGGAGATGGAAGATAATGATAATGCCAGACAGCGAGATTCTGAGACTAGAAAAACGTCAAAGAGGTCTACAAAGAGTAGCGTCAGCAATTAATGATTTAACTATTTATGGAATTTATCAAACTAACTTTCCTAAATTAGTTGAAATATTAGAACACGCTAAAGATCATGTTAAAGCAGAAATAGCTGCTACACGTAAACGTATTATTGAAAACTCTACTATTGAAGTAGAAGAAGTATACACAGATCCATTAAGATCTGAAGCTCAAAAAGAAGCTGATAAAGTAAATGATATGTATACTACAAAAGGTATTTAAAAATTCTCGATTGGGTGCAAAAACCTATAGATCTATAGGGTTAAACTCCCATGGGCAAACCTGAAAGAGATAGAGCCAGATGGGAGACTGTCTGGCTTGTTAAATAAAACTGGTTAACGAGTTAATAATTCTAGATTATTGTAAAAGAAGTCGTCACGTGTTGACGTAGCTCGACCAGTTAAATTTTAGTCATCTTTACAATCCAAGATGTAGGAATATTAGTACGATCTCCATAAGTATAAGATCCATCTTCTTCAATGTATGCTGCAAACAATTTAATAGAATGTTTGTCTTTAGAGAACAGCCAACCTTCGTTAACAGGATTAGCTAATTTCATATTAGTAAATTCTTTTTTCTCAGCCCAACCTGAATCACTTACACAGTCAACCCACTCAACTCTGTATTTGTCATAAGGTAATGTTTGAGAATCTTCTGAAAAAGATATTTTCTTTTTAGTGTAACGTTTTTTTGTCATCTACAGCCCATATAAAAGTTGAATGATTATTTTCTTCTAATGCATCCATAATGTTTTCAGGTACTTTGTGACCTTCTTCATCAAATACTAATTGTAGGTATGTACTGTAAATTATTGCAAGAGCCATAGCATCGGCAGCTCTAACTGACATATCAGGATGTTGACCTTTAATAAAATCTCCAATAGCTGCAGGTTTTACATTAGTCAAAAATGTCTCTGAATAAGGTTGTTTTCTTTTAGGAAACTTTAAAATCTTAGTCATATTTACGTACCTCTGGCGAGGATATCCTTAATAGTTATTTGGGTTGCAGTAAAAAATCAACGTTATTTTGTATCTTAGGTACAAGTTCATCGTACACAGTACGCCATAACATAGAATCATCATAAAAAAAGTTCTTATTTTTCCACATATTGTGGTAATGATCATAGAATCTACGACATATTTCGATAGCATCTATGTCTAATTTTATCCAAAAATCTTTCTCACTCATACCATTTGTATGTAATAAATGATGATGAGGATAGCAAAGAGGTACAGTATATTGGTCTCCAACTTTCTGTGAAAAACCTCTAGGCATAGCAAAAGTAACATGATGAGCTTGGCATCTTGTGTCCTGGCAAAGTATACAAGGATTAGATGCTACCCATTTTAGGTACTCTTTGTCTTTGATTCTTTGTGCCTTGTCCTCTGATAGTATTGTGCACTTTTTTGTAGCCATAATAAATTGCTAAACTAGATAGTCCTTCATGTACATTGTTAGATGCTCTGCGTTCTGACATACTTAACATATGTGCTATCTCAATGATACCAAAATTATAATGACAAAACAACTTCATAAATTTAGAAAGTCTTGTTCCTATTTCGTCATCAACATCTTTAACTGCAAGTGCAGCTCCAAGAGATGATGTAATAAAATCTGTGTTGGTTCCATCAATACGTTCTTTAAGAACATTACCAGTACCACCACCTTGAAGTTCACACATAAGACGATACCTAGATCCAGCTTCATATTCTTCAATAGATATGAGCTTTCTATGAAACATATACATTAAACGAGACTCACGTATATTTAACCATACTTTACGTTTGTCTAAAATTGTAGATATTAACTCAGGTTTTTCTATCTGACGCATAAGATACTTTATAATTTTCTATTGCATTATCAACAAAAGATCTAAATTTTTTGTTTTTATTGTATAAATTATTAAGTCTATAAACTCTGTTTTTATTACAATTATGTAAACGAGCAATAGTGCTCTTACACCCATACACTTGTGTAGGGTGCAATAGCCAAGAAAGTAAAATACATAAATTATATATTTTATATTCGTTACTATTACCAACAGTTCTTTTACCTTTTAATATATCTACAGATACATTATAAGATGAACTACAATACTTTTGAATATTATTAACCATAAGGAGAAAAACATGAACATTAAATATAGACATAGTGCTTCAAAAACTAATAGTTTTATTGACAGTCCACCCTATTGGATTATCAATAACTTGTATGATTTTGAATCCAAAGCAAATGCCAGAATGATAATGGGCAGTACTGCTGAAGCTGCAGCAGAACACGCTTTGCAAAACCAAATCACTGATGAAGAAGCTATCATAGATTACGCAAAAACTGAATACTTAAAACTAGAAGGTGATGAGTCAGATGACGAATGTCTTTGGTCTGGTATTATTGCTAATCAGTTTGTTAAAGAATTACCACAATTTGGTAAAATTGTTTCTTATCAAAATGAAAAGCAAATACCTGGTGACAAATATGGCTTAAAATATGATGTTATAGGTAAAACTGACTTTGAGTTTGATGATGTAATCATAGATACTAAAGCTACTGCTTATATTAAAAGACTTAAATCTGGTGCTATTGATAGCAGATGGTACCCAAAAGACGCTGATTTGCGTCAACAAGCCCTTTACAAAGACCTTTTCAATAAACCGACTGCATTACTGTATTGTTCATACAAAGACGTTTACAGCGTAGATATGGAAGGCAGAGAGGGTCATTTAGAGACCATTATACAAGCTATGAAACATATAGAACATATCTTGGATATTGCTGAAACAAAAGAGGACATAGTTAAAATGTTTCCATTGACTATGGATAACTTTAGATGGGGTAAATCAGATAATGAGCCATCTAGAATATATGCAAAAAACATTTGGCAAAATGCTTTTAAATAGGCTATAACAAATAATGCAAAAGTTTGGAAATATAATAAAACAAATAAACAGGAGAACAAACATGGAACATGAGACATTTGAATGCTCATTTAAAAAAGCATTCGAGAAAGATGATGGTCAAGTTACTGTCTACGTTACCAAAGACGATGGTAGTGATATGACTATATATGGTGAGGCTTTAGGCTCATCAAGATGGCCGAAGGGAGCAAGACTTAAAATTGATGCACAGCCAGTAAGAACAAGTAAAACTGGTAAACAATATCAAACTGCAAGTAGAATAGAATGCTTAAGTGAAGTATCAGATAATTCTGGTTCTGCACCAAGTATGGTTAGTGCTACTGGAGTTCAAGCAGTTAGAAATGTAACTGATCAATTTTCAGAAAAATACAGATTGACTATGAGTAATCTTATAGGTTCTTATATGTCAGGTGGCAAAATACCAACTGAATCAGAGTTTCAACAAATTGATAATCTGGTAAGAAAAGTATTAGATGCAAAAGCTAATAGTGTAGAAGAAATACTATCAGACGATCCACCATTTTAACAGTTTCTTATCTCCCTCGAGTTAGAAAGCTAGGCATTGCTACAGAATAAGGTTCTTCTCTGTAGTAGTGCCTTTTTACTTTAAGGACTTTATGAAAATAATATTTATGTTTTTGTATTTAGTTAATGGACAAGTAGAACGTATACCAGTAACTTTACATCAAGATCAAAATTGTAATGACAAATTTATGGAAATAGTAAAAGTTAATAAAGAAAAAACTAGAGTGTTATATAAAAATACTATAGTCTGGGCACACTATTGCAAATCAAAAAAAGGAGAATGGATCCAATGATTACAGAACAACGATTAGAAAAAGCGTTAGCATTTTTATCTGAAACAGATGAAAGTAATGCAGAAGCTAATGCTAATGTTAAGTATCTTGATAGATTACTTAAACGTAAAAAAGCATTACATATAACTGGTAACACAGAAGATAAAAGTATATCTGCTAAAGAACAATCTTACTATGCAAGTGATACATATAAATCTGCAATAGATGAATTATTTCAAGCAGAAGTTAAATCATCAACATTAGAGAACAAACGTGATAAAGAAGGTCTTATTATAGATTTATTTAGAACATTAGAAGCAAGTAGACGTAAAAACAATATATGATTTATAAGTTTAAAAGATGGGTAATACTCCCTGCTTATACAGAAATATTTGTTAATGCAACGTCAGACGAAGAAGCATTAAAGATATTAAATGCTATAGATCCTAAAACTTTAAATTGGCAGGAAACTGAAACAATAGAGCAGCGAATGACATATGAAGTTATAGATGAAAAGTCCTGAGAGGTATTTGTTTAGAGCAGTAATTAGTCAGGCAATACATGATGCTATGTATAATGGTTTAGACAAATATTATCTTATAGATAAACGTAATGCTATTGATTGGCTTATAGGTAATTCTGTAGACTTTAGAACTATATGTCATTATGCAGAAATAGATCCTGAAATGGCTTGTAGAAAATTTACTGCTGCCATGAAGTTAGATCTATATACATTACGAGAAGATCAACATAGAGTGTTGAGTAAACCAAGAAAAAAATATAAACATAAAGGTAAATTTAGGTTAACATTTAATGAGCAAAGTTTGGAACAAACAGATTAAAGGTAATCACTACCAAAAATATAAAATTCAACCAAGTAAGTTTGTAGTAGAAAACAAACTTTTATTTCCTGAAGGTTGTGCAATTAAATATATAATTAGACACCAGGACAAAGGTGGTAAAGATGATTTGCTTAAAGCTATACACTTTATTGAAATGATTATAGAGAGAGATTATAATTAATTTAGTATAAGTTTTTTAATACTTTTACTACCATCTATATTAGACTCTAGTTCAGCCATAGATTTTATGCATTGGTAAACTATGTTATTATTTTTATTAGTACGCATAGCAATTCTTTTACCTTTAAGACAATCAGACATAGATACTTGTATTCTATGTTCTTTGATCTCTCCATTTATTATCATAAGTAAAGCTACTATTAATTCCATTAATGAGCTCCATTACCATTAGCTCTTACTTTATCTTTAAGATGTTCAATATCTTCTAATGCTTTATCTAATTGTGTTTTAAGAAATTCTATATTAACTTTGTTAGTCATATTCATTTCTTGAGTTGACTGTAGTTTCTCTACAGTTTTATATAAATCTTCTAATAAAAAATGTTGTTCCTGGTCAGTAGGTACTTGCTCAGATTTTTTAAGTAAATCGTTTTCAAATAATTCTCTTGATGTTTCAAGGCTAGTTAATCTAGCAGTAACTTCTGTATATGCAAATACGCCCATAGCAACTGCTGCTATAATCATAGCCATATTACGAATTGGCATACTTACAGATGTATCTTCACTAATTTTCATTTAGCAATCTTTCCTTTATTAATACCTTTTTTGATAACGTATTCTCTAGTACCAAACGCATTTGTTTGTACTTCTTTTTTTAGCTGCTTAAACAGCTGCATTTCTTTATCTTTATATTCTATTTTTCTTTTGTGTTCTTCTAATGATTTTGTGTCTCTCATCTTTAAACCTATTGTTTTTTTCCCAAAAAGGTAACATATGTCCTGAATTTTTATAACATTTTATACAAGAGTATTCGTTGTCTTTTATAGATACAAATGCTTCAGTCATGGTTATATCTTTATTACACCACTTACATTCACCTCTTATTTCGATCACTTTGGCTTACGCATTATGTCTGCACCTTTAAGACCATAAATTGCAGAAACTATTCCTATAAATATGGCTTGATACCAATATGGAAGTTCTTTAAAATATTCAAAGAACATATCTAATCTATTACGAATCTCAGGATCGTCAGTGAAGATAGAGTACACCAATACAAGAATAGGCAAAGATACAAGAACCAAGACAAATTCATCCTTCCAACCTTTATCATTACTCTCAATAACTTTCGCTTTATATTCAATTTGACCTGTACTCATTTTCTCAGCATGTCTCATTTGAGCATCTGACATTAATTGTTTAGTTTTTTGTTTGTTCTGGTATATATGACTAGCAGTCTTAACACCCATAGATAATAAATTAAACCACATTATTTAATACCTTTCTTTTTTTGTTTAGTTCTTAATATACTGACACGTTTGTGCCAACACCATATACTAATTTTAGATGCGTATTTTTCTACGAAGCTGTAGAATTTGTTGGTAAACCTTCCCATGCTTTGTACATCCCCTCTACTAACAGCTCATCATCGTATGGCTGCATACCATTTTCCATTTGTATAATTGCTTTTACTAATGGTAAATAATCTTCAATAGTATTGTTTAGTTCATCAGTAGGATTAACGCCAAGTTTTCTGCAAACAAATGCAATGTAAGCATCTGTATCATTTTCACTTGGTGGAGCCCATCTTTCAATGATACTTTCTACTGTAAATCTTTTATGGTGAAATCTGTATGTTAAAAGTATTTTAACTAATGCTCTAATACCCCATACAGCTTCTTTAAATACACAAAAAACTGGATCAGATTGTTCATCTGCCAGTCCATCCCAGTCAGTACCTAATTTAATATTGCCTGGATTTTTATTTCTTATACCTCTAGGTAATTTTTCTGTTCCATCTGCCATGTTTATCTAAAACCATTGGGATTAATATTGGTAATCCATCAATGATAACTCCTGTTCCTATTACTGGTCTAGACTTCTGTAATTTATTATATTCAAAAGCTAAACTTTTCATGTTAATTAAACATCCAACTTGCATACCCCAAAGTAGTTCATTTGGATTACTCCAATAATCTATTTTGAATGATGTGTGATAGTGTCCTTGGACAGTACACATACCATATTGCTGTGCAACTTTTAGTACGTCTTTATATTTACCATGACAGAAGTAAATTTTTTGACCATTAGATGCTTTAATAACCAAATCTTCATGCCATGTCCAACCTTTGCCTACTCCAAGCATATGATTATATGACTTAAAGATCTCATGAGGTAACCCATGTCTAGTAGCTTTTCTAAAAACTAAGCTACCATGATTAGAATCCATTATATATTGCTTAGGAAATAGTTTTTCTAATTCTTTAAAAAACCTCTTAGCAACTACAAGCTCATGACTTGGCGAGTATAAACCAGGATGTGAATCGTGGAAGGATATACTATGCCAATCCATTTCATCACCTATGTTTACTACACAGTCAGGTTTATATTTTTCTTTGATTGCACTTAAAAAGTCAAGTGTATCTATATGATGATATGGTGCGTGTTGATCACTTATAACAAGTATTGATTTGCGAAGCATATTATACCTTTTACAAGTATTTGGCGAATATGTCTAGCAAACTAGGTACAACTTTATGCTGGTAGTTTTGGCGTTTCATATTGTTTGCAAATAAACCTTAAATAAATTTCGTGTTCATTTACATCTTGAGGACCAATTTCTTGTAATTTTTTTAATGATTCTTTATACCCTGCTTCTAAACAACTATACATATTAGTATGTTGTGTAGGCATAGGATATGGTGTCATACATTCACCTGCAACGTATGAACATATAAGCATCAATAAAGTAAATTTCATTACAAATGTTTAGTAATTAAAACTAAAACTTGTGCTAATACTCCAAGACCAATAGCAGTCAAAATCCAATTAATTTTGTCTATGCTTTTTTGTATATGTGATAAATGATTGTTTTCTATTGTATCAATTCTTTGATTAATAAGATCAATACAACCATGTATTTTAAGAATTTCTTCTTTATTTTCTGTGTGTCTACTCATTAGAATAATGTTTCGTAAGGAGACCTTACTAACCCTTTCGTTTTGTATTGTGTATATCTAGGCCCTTGGTATCTAGGGTGACCTAATTGCCCTAGTACAAAATCAAC